TCTAATAATAATGTTGTTATTATTAATTCATCTCCTGAATATAGAAGATATCGAACAAGAAATCCCCGTTCGGTTCATCCAATGTACTATGGATCACAAATAATAATTGAAGATGGTGATATTGAACCGATCGACTCTCGTCAAGAGCGATTTCAAATTTTATTATCGTCAATGGCTCGTTGTTGCATGTTTCTCTCTTGTGCGTGGTTTTTATCTTTACTTCTTGAGTATGATAATGTAAGCAGAAATAGTAGATATAATAATACTATCTAGTATATGTATAAATAAATAGTATTATGAAAGAAGTAGGTTTATTAGTTTTTTTAGAAACTGTAGCAGCATCTCTTCTTAAAGAGTATACACTTAACAAAACCACATGGAAGTTAGTTTTAGCAATATTAATTTATCCTCTTGTTGCATATATTTTTTCAACTATTATAGCTTCAAGAGGGTTATCAGTAGCTAATGCAATGTGGCAAATCTCAACACTTGTTATTATAACATTGTGGGGTGTTATATACTATAAAGAAAAACTGTCAAAGATGGAAATGCTTGGTCTATGCTTTGGTATAATTGGTTTGTTGTTGTTTAATTGGAAGGATTTTAAGAAGTTAATGAAAATATAGTATTAAATACATATTTATAGTTAATACTATTTAAATGTCAACTACTAATCTTGAAATACATAAATCTATTCATGAAAAATTAGAATACTTTATTGAAAAGAAGAAAATACCCAATATTATCTTTCATGGCGAATCAGGATCAGGAAAACGAACAATCTTATATCAATTTGTTTCTAAAATATACGAAAATGATGTTAAAAAAATGAAAGAATTCACAATGTTTGTTGAATGTGCACATGGTAAAGGTATTAAATTTATACGAGAAGAATTAAAGTTTTTTGCAAAAACAAACATTAATTGTAAAGAAGGTGGAGTATTTAAAAGTATTGTGCTTTTAAATGCAGATAAATTAACTATTGACGCTCAATCTGCTTTAAGAAGATGTATTGAGCTATTTAGCCATAATACACGTTTTTTTATTGTGGTTGAAGATAAAAATAAACTGTTAAGACCAATTTTGTCTCGTTTTTGTGATATATACATTAGAATGCCTTTAATTAGTGGGACTACGACAAATTTATATAAATATCATATTGATAATACAATAACACTCAACAAACTAGATCAGACAAGAAAAACTGCGTTAAAAAAAATATTATTTAAGACTGAAAATGAAAACAATACAAACAAAACCTTAATAAATTTAGCAGAAAAATTATATGAAAAAGGATATTCTGGAATCGATCTGACTGATTATATTATTAATCACTGGAAAAAATTAGAAAACAGTGAAAATAAATATAGAATTTTATTGTTTATTCAAAAAATAAAAAGTCAATTTAGAAATGAGAAGATATTTATGTTTTTAATATTAAATTTTATGTTTATACGTTCCGATATTGATTTAGAAAATCTATTAGTTATGTAAAATGGATGACTATGATGTAAGTAATCTTTATGAGTCAAAAAACGAGTGGGCTGCTAGACTTGTTAATATTTTGACACCTACAATTATTGAGGGATGCCGCTCCATCTATAACGAAGCTTGGAAATTATGTTTAGATAATGACGAAGAAGAAAAATACTTAATGACGTTTCAAAATTTGCTTGCACGTGTTGCAAAATGGAACAAAACAATTATTGATGAAGAAACTAAACGTATTACGACTGTTAGTAAATGTGATTATTTAGAAGACTTAATCACTTGTGTTCATATTGTCCACTTAAAAGCATTAACATCTATTCGTGTTAGCAATAAACAAAAAAAGGTTGATATTGATATTCCCAAAGTTCCTGATTTCATTCATAAGGTTTATGTAACTGTTGCGAGAAGTTTATACAAAAATATTTATCTTTTTGAAAGAGACATTGAACCCTTACAGTATCAAAAAAATATGCGTGAACTAGAAGTTATTGTTAAAGAATCAATTCTTAATACTGTGAGAGAAAGCATTCCTGTTTCGAACATTTTACGTGCTTATATTGACGAAACTACTGAAGAAGAAGAAGTTCTACAAGAAACTGTAGAAGAAATTAAACCTAGTGAAGAAGCAGAAGAAGTTAAAGATGAAGATAATGCTGTTAATGAAACAACCGACGATAAACAAGGTGATGCTCCTGTTAAGAAAGATGAATCAACAAGTGAGACACCTGTTGCTATTACGAAAACTGGCGGTGATTCAACAGAAACAGCAAATGAAAGTAGCGAAAAAGAATCACCTACTATTGTTGTTCCAACTTCAACTGAAACTTCAAGCAAGACTCTTTCTGAAACTGCAGACAAACTTGACACTGCCGTATCAAAATTGAATGATACCGCTGACACGCTTCAGTCAACTGCAGAAGCTGCTGCATTAATTCCTTCATTAAAGACAGAAACAACAGTGCCCGCGGTAGTTGAAAAAGCCCCACAAACATTAGAAGGAATGAATTCTATGAATGCTGCTCCACCAGCACCAGCTAAAACAGTAGAGAGTGATCCCGCCACAGCAATTGCTACTACTTCATTATCTTTTGATAACACTGACAGAAAGATTGATATTAATGGAGATGAAGAACAAGTTAGCGCACCGAAGAATATTGAGCGATTAGAACAAATTAGTGATGAGAGAAATGAACAACGTAAATTAGAAGAGGAAGAAGACGATACTGATGAAGAAGATGTTATTAAAATTCATGATGCACCATTATCTTTGAATGCATTAGATATCAATGATATTTCAACAGGGATTAAAATTGCCGATGATCCTATTTTAAGTGATATTGAGGTATTATCTTAATTAGCAACATTTGCGTCAAAAAATATTTAGGATAATGAAATTCTATATTATAATGGAACTTGATTTCAAATTAGCTGGTGCAGTAGCTATTATTTATTTTTTATTTAAATTTCTTGAAATGAGACTAATCTTGAAAGAAAATAAACCAATAAAGGAGTTAGCACGAGATACTATGTTAACATTTATTAGTGCTGTTGTTGCTCAATTTATCCTTGGACAAATAGCTCCATTAACAGATAGCATGAAGGGTGGTAGCGCGGGAGCATTTACAAATGAACCTAATTTTTAAATTAAATACATTGTAAATTTTACATTGTATTTAAATTATTCAGCATAAACAGGCATTGAATCAATATCTATAATTTTTCCTTTCTTTGAAATTTTCTTTTTAGAAATTTTAAATGGACCTTCAAAGAATGTTTTTTCTAATTGATTTTGAGGAGTATGATTATGAACTTTGCGTGCAATCATCTTGTATAATTTAAAGTCTGGATATCTTTCTTCATTGTTAGACTTGTATAAAATATTTCTTCCTTTATCATCTGTGCACCATTCACTTATAAGAAATGCAATAGGATCATCAATAGGTTTCATTTTTTTGAAATCTTCTAAGTCTTCTACAAAATAATCAAACATAGAACAAGCCAATCTGCATAAATCAAAACTGTAGTTAGGTTCAACACGTGGTTTATCTGGATTGTAGTATGGTTCGCAATTATATTGCGTTGCCGCGTCGCCCTTAGGATGAAAACTATCGCTGCAAAATGTTTGTCCTTTAAATTTGTAAATTGCACGACCAAAGTCAATTAGTTTAAATAATTTACCATATGTAGGGACTTTGTAATATGAATCATTATATTTATAATAAATGAACTGTTTTTCTGTTTTAACATACATAATATTGTTTGTGTGTAAATCATTATGCGTAAAATGAAAAACTTTTTGATATGTAAGAAGCATCATAATTATTTGCATAAATATTGCCTTCCATTCAAGATATTCAATTTCCTTTTCAGAGTCGTTCATTAAACTATCAAGTGTGTTATCACATTTTTCTAACGCTATCATTTGAACTGGGAAATTATGAATAATCATATTTATACAATCTGTACTTTCATCGCTATCCATGTCAGAATCTTCACCTGATTCTAATTCAGAGTCATCACTGTCATAGTCATCTTCGTGAAACTCTTCACTATCATTTTTTTCTTCTCCATCACCATGTCCTTCATCACTGTCGCTTTCACTTTCACTGTCAATATCATTGTTATCAGAATCACTATTTGATGTTTCAGACGATCTTGAAGAGCATGAATCTGATGATGAAGTAGTTATATTATTGTTTTTACTTTGTTTTTTGTTTTCAGGGCTTTTTTGTATCTTTTCTTCGCCTTCTTTCTTTTCTTCTTTAATATCTTTTATTAATTCATCTGCTGAAAAAACTTCCAATACTGAGTCCTTTTCGTGAGATTGCTCTTGATTTTCTGTTGTATCTTTAAAAACTCCATCAAAAATACTATTGTTAATTTCATGAACATCGTCTAATTTTACAGTATCATTAGTTTCACTAGTATTTTTTTCTATGTTAATTTTTTTTTTACAATTGCGCGTATCTGAAAATTGTATCTTATCAGCATCCACCTTTGAAATATGAAATAAATCATTTAATTTTTTTTCAAAATATTCAGAATCATATAACAGATCTACTTCGTCAATAATATTTATTGCAAAGTTTTCTTTAACACCTAGAAAACTACCGTAAAAATCAAGACCATGTGAATACTTATGATGGTTTAAAAGAATACTAGTTAAAAATGAAAACATTGTATCAACATAGGCTGAATTATTTACATCCTCTATTTTTTCATAACATTGTGATTGATATTTAGGTAAATTAAATAAATTACATGAATTATCAATGTGTTCATATTTACCCAATCCATATTTAATTGGATCGAGTAATGGTGAAAACTTAAAAAATACTGTTTTTTTTGTTATTTTTCCTGATTCATCTTTTAAATTACATATGTACTTATTAAAACATTCATCTTCACTATTACCGTTATCATTTTCAGTTTTACAAACCTCATGTAGAGAGAAACTGTGATTTAAAGTAATTGAATTAAAAGTTTTTTCGTTAATAGAAAAAAAACGTTTATATGTGGGTATGTAGTTTTGTGCTCCTTTTAGATTTATATTAATATCACCATTATCTAATTGTTCTAATAAAGCATCATTACCGGGTTTATTGTAATGTAGGGCAAACATAAGTTATCAACCTTTAATTGTATAAATAAAAATAAAGTAGTGTTTAAACTAATTCTTGCGTTATTTAGTATTCTTTTTTTTCTAAAATTGGTATAAATCAACAAATGACGCTTGAACTTAAAAAATTTGACATGAAAAGAATTAGATTTGATCCAAATCAAAATGCTGGTCCAGTCATTGTTTTAATTGGTCGTCGCGATACTGGAAAAAGTTTTCTTGTAAGAGATTTAATTTATTATCATCAAGATATTCCAATTGGTACTGTTATTTCAGGAACTGAAGCAGGAAATGGTTTTTATAGTGAGCATGTTCCAAAATTATTTATTCATGATGAATATAATTCTGCAATTGTCGAAAACGTTCTAAAGCGTCAAAGACAGGTTCTTAAACAAATCAAAAAGGAAAAAGAAAATGCCGGACGGTCAAACATTGACCCCCGTGCATTTGTGATTCTTGACGATTGTTTATATGATGCAGGTTGGACTAAAGATAAAATGATGCGTCTTCTTTTTATGAATGGACGCCATTGGAAGATTATGCTTATCATTACAATGCAATACCCTCTTGGTATCCCTCCTAATCTAAGAACCAATATTGATTATGTATTCATTTTAAGAGAACCTTATATTGCTAACCGTAAAAGAATATATGAAAATTATGCAGGTATGTTTCCCACTTTTGAAAGTTTCGCTCAGGTTATGGACCAGTGTACTGAAAATTATGAATGCCTTGTTGTTGATAACAATGCAAAATCTAATAAATTACAAGATCAAATTTTTTGGTATAAGGCCGAACCACACAAAAACTTTAAATTAGGATCTAAAGAATTTTGGGAGATTTCAAAAGACATTCAATCTGATGATGAAGATGAAGAATATGATCCTAACGCATCCCGCAAAAAGAGTGCTGGACCGCGTATTAATGTTAGAAAATCACGATGGTAAAAAAGATATAAGTAAAATAAAATAAAATAATTACATATATATATTTTATTTTATGACAAACAATGAATTAGTTAGTTATGAAACTATAAAAACAGGCGCAGTTGGAACTTGGTTAGGAATATTAACTCATAAATTTTTACCTTATATTATGAAAACTGGTTTAAGTGGAGTTAATTACTATGGAGAAGCACATTTAACGCGATGGAATGCATATATGCATACACTTGGTATGCCATTTACAATATATGGAATGGTACAATGGATTCCAGCATTTTTACAAGCAACACCAAGTGATGCTAAACGCATAGCCCAGTTTTTATACTTTTTATATGGCGGTCATTATCTTTTGCTTGATAAAAGAATAGCGCTACTATATTATGCTGCTTATTATCCATCACTACATTATGGAATCAAACATTATGAAACCCAGTATAGGGAAAACAAAAAGAAAATCGAAAAAGAAAAACATCAAAATAAAAGATTACATGTAAATAGTGAAAATACTATGACAATAAGCAAATATTTAAACAAAAATGAAACAAATATGATACTAGCTACAGGGCTGTGTATTTCAACTTTGGCTCTTCTATTTCAGGAGTATGCAGGTCATTATTGGGGAGGCGATATTCCGAGTCGATTTGAGGCAATTCCAAATGCAATTCTTTACGCGAAGTATTTCTCACTTCACCATATTTTTTTTTAAATATATCGTGCCCTCTAATACAAATAATAACTATTATCAATGCAAAAAATGTGTAATACATTCGCTCGAGTAAATTTTTAGTGTTATGCTTTGTTATTTTGAATAACTTTTCCAATATATATAGAGGTACTCCCCACGGTCCATACCAGTTTTTTTTGTTCCATAGATGACGTTCAATGCGAATAAAAATGCAGCCGTGGAAAAAACCATGTGCTATAAAAATTCCCAACCAACATAATGCTCCTAGTAAAAAGACATATGTGTCTTTAGATAAAATCATTAAGGTGATAAAAAAAATAAAAGAATAATGAAATAATGCAACAAATGCTCCACTATAAAGGTTATTTTTTGTAATTGGAAATAATATTTTTTCAATAAGCTCTGACAATTTTTCCGTGATACTTTTCCTGTCTTGAATTGAAAAATATATCATAATGTAAATACGTAATTATATTATGATATTTTTTAAATAATAAAAGTTAAACTTTTTCAATCTTTTCACTAACACATTTCATTGTTTTAATTAAATCTTCGTTATTTTGTGATTCAGTTCTATAATCAAAACTGCAATTATGCTCATTTGGATATCTGTGAAAGTCGCAAAAATAAAGTCCACATTTACACATAAATTTTGTTAATGGCAACTTTTTCTTACAATCCCTAAATTGACAACGTTTTGGTTGCTTGTTTACTGTCATTTGTGTATTGATATTAACAATACACAAATTTATTCACAAATATTTAGATTGGTTTATTGTAATTTATTCCTTTTTGTCAGTTGATGTATCGGTTGTTGTTTCGCTCTCTCCTTCCCCAGCACCTTGTTCACTTTCTTTCTTTTCATCTTCAGGACCAGTTGGATCATTTCGCATTCTAATATTGTCTCCTTGAAACAATTCTTTGCGAATATCAGCGGATGAAATAATTTCGTTTTCACTTAATACACCTTCAGTAGTGTTCATGTTTTCAACACTAACAAGTGTACCGTCCTCCTTGATAGTTTGCGTAAGTTTATTGCCGCTTTCCTTGGCCATCTTAATGTTTTCAGCAATAGCCTTTTGTTTGCTTTCTTTAACACGCTTTTCAAACGTTTGTTTAGCTTTTTCTTCATTCTTTTTCTTTTCATGCATGAGTTGATTAAGTTCATCTTCCATGTACTCAACACGTCCCGTTTTGTATGCTTCAGGTTCCCAAGGCATCCACATTCCAACAGGTCCAACATAAACATCATGGTTGGGATCTACTTCACGAAGAAGACGGCAACGAAGTTCCGCTTCTTGCTGAGTCGGATAAGAACCTCTTACCTTTAATCCACGTACAGCAGTCTGGAAACTGTTTTGGATTCCAAACTCGTTTTCAAGTCTTTCTTCATGTTCATCCATAAAATTTTTGTAATCATCAACAACTGTTGTTTTACTGAGGTTTTCACGTTCGCTTTTAAGGAATTCTTGCAAATCATCAGTTAGTTTTTCATAGTTTAAATTGTATTTGTATGCAACAAAATTTAAAAATTGCGAATATTTTTCAAATGATTTAGTAAATTCAAATGATTTTAGGAATTCTTCAAAAAAGAACAAATTTTTATCCTTCAATATCGTTTCAGGAGAAATAAATGAGATACATGCAAATTTTTGTCCCGATATTGGTTTATCTTCATCCAATACGTCAACGTATTTTTTGTTAACAGAACCATCCTCATTAGTTTTTTTTTCAAAACTTGCTTGTTTACTTTGATTATCGCTCATATTTAGAACTATACTTGTTTATTGTTATAATATTTAAGTTTTAATTTTCCATATATTTTTTTTTCTTTATTATATTTATAATATGTCAGGTTTATTACAATTAGACGGTGGCGAACTCCTCAGACGTGCCATCAAATACTTAGTTGAAGGTTTAATGGTTGCGATCGCGGCTTACGCGATCCCCAAGAAGGCTTTACAGATGGAAGAAGTCTTACTTATTGCCTTATCCGCGGCTGCGACATTTAGCATCCTCGACACCTACGTCCCGAGCATGGCGGTCTCTGCCCGCTCTGGTGCCGGCTTCGGTGTTGGTGCCAACCTTGTTGGATTCCCCCGCATGTAAATATAACTTATGATACACTATATAATTTCATTTGAAATAAGTTTTATTAATTTTAGTAAAACTTATTTTAAATAGTTGGAATGTATTGCCAATTCAGTTCTTCGCATATTTTTTGCCATATTTCATCTTGCTCAATTCGCTTTTGTCGATCTTTAAGCATTGGAAAAAATGGTAAAAATTGTCGTTGTTCTAATAGCTCACATAGTTTATAAACAGTGTAATAGTAATTTAAAAAATTTACACGATCATCTGGACAATATTTTGCATAAGGTCTTTGAATTTCCATAAATAAATTACATAACTTTTCTTCAAGTTCGGGCGACATGATTGGTGGTCTAATTCCCAATTTATCTTTTATGAAAGGGATATGTTCATAGTATTTGTTATATCCTAATTTTTTTAAAATTTCTTTTGCTGTTTTATTTGTAATCTGACTAATGTCAATACGCTCTTTTTTTATTTGTAATTTAACATTTTCTAATACCTCATCTGGTATTTGTGTAGTTTCTTTTGCTTGAAATTGAGCCAGTATTTCGCGAAAATGGTTAATTCTTTTATATGCATAAAAGCAAACCTCTTTCGGTGGTTCTTTGTAAGATGGTTTTTCATTCTCTATTAAGTATTTAAACTGACAACTACAATTATTACAAACTAATACCCCCTCATAATCAACAGGAATTAATTCTCCTTTATGACATTTACTACAAACATTATTTTTTTCAACAAAATTAGAGATATCTAAGAATGTTTCATCAATATTAGATAGATATTTTTGTATATTTGAATCAGCTGTTTCTGTTTGTGCTTCCTGCTTTTTGTGAATATTAAAGAATGCATCAAGGCGCTTAGTTTCATTATTACCTTTAGAAATTGTTTTTTTATTTTCAAAATAATTAAAGATATATTTTGAATTGTTTAACAAATACTCTTTTCTTTCTTTTTTTAATTTTTTGATTTCTGCTTTAACCTTAGTTATTTCATCATCAATCTCCATTTTTTCTTCCATTGTTATATTTGTTAGTAGTCTCGCTTTTAGTGTAGCCTTTTTTCTTTTAAGTGAAGGAATTACTTCTTCTTCATTTACTCGAAACTTCTCAATAATTTCTTTATGCTTATTATCAAGGGTAATTGTTGAATTTTTATCATGTCTAATTTTCTTAGTAGCTTTTGGTTTAAAACTAGGCATAACTAAGATCGAGTATCTATATATAAAAATAAGAAATTTTTTAAATTTAAAAAAAAATAAATAGTTTAAATCACTATTTACTTTTCTATTTTCAAAGTAAAAATGTCAGATTCAGCAAATACATTGACAATTAACAAAAATTTGCAAGAAAATTTAGACATTTCTTGCATAAAACTTCAAAAAATGGGGTTTTTATACAACGCATTAGAAAATGGATGGACAATTAAAAAACAAGCTGATTATTATATTTTTACAAAAAATCATGAAGGGAAAAAAGAAGTGTATCTTGATTCATATCTTAAAGGATTCATGGAAGAGAATTTTGACATAGAAAAAATAATTCATTAATTATGTAGTGTATAAGGTAATTAGTAAAAATTTATTTTCTTTAGCAATAGTATAAACTACCATGGGAGGTGGATTAATGCAACTTGTAGCTTACGGCGCCCAAGATGTCTATCTTACGGGCAACCCGCAGATTACTTTCTGGAAAGTAACTTACCGCAGACACACGAACTACGCTATGGAATCGATTGAACAGACGTTCAACGGACAGGCTGACTTCGGCCGCAGAGTCACGTGCACGATCTCGCGCAACGGTGATTTAGCGTTCCGCACCTACTTACAGGTCACTGTTCCGCAGATTGACCAAACGATGGTCTCGGGAGGGACGAGCGCCAACGAAGGCCTTTTCGCCCGCTGGCTCGACTGCCCGGGAGAACAACTCATCTCGCAAGTCGAAGTCGAAGTTGGTGGCCAGCGCATCGACCGTCAATACGGCGACTGGATGCACATCTGGAACCAGCTCACGCTCACGTCGGAACAGGAACGTGGCTACAACAAGATGATTGGCAACACCACGCAGCTCACCTACTTAACGGACCCCTCGTTCGCTGATGTTGACGGACCGTGCGAAGCCAACGCGCCCAAACAGGTCTGCGCGCCCCGCAATGCGCTCCCGGAAACGACACTCTACGTGCCGCTCCAATTCTGGTTTTGCCGCAACCCTGGACTCGCGCTTCCCCTCATCGCGCTCCAATACCACGAAGTCAAGATTAACTTAGACCTTCGCCCGATTGACGAATGCTTATTCGCTGTTAACAACATTGCTGGCGTTGAGACCGGCACGTCCGTTAAAGCGACCACGGCCTACAACCAGTCGCTCGTCGCGGCTTCGCTCTACGTTGACTACATCTTCCTTGACACTGATGAACGCAGACGCATGGCCCAGAACCCGCACGAATACCTCATTGAACAGCTCCAATTCACGGGTGATGAATCTGTTGGATCCTCGTCCAACAAGATCAAACTTAACTTCAACCATCCTTGCAAGGAACTCGTCTGGGTTGTCCAGCCTGATGCCAACGTTGACTACTGCGCCTCCCTCGAAGGTGGCAACGTACTCAACAAGGTCTTCGGTGCCCAGCCGTTCAACTACACCGATGCGGTTGATGCGCTCCCCAACGCCCTCCACGCGTTCGGCGGTGGTGCCAACATCCGCGGCACGGCCGAATTCATTGACGCCGATGGTCTCTTTGAAGACTCTGCCGCTGTTGACGGAAGTGGCCACGACAACGCCTACGGCGCCAACGCTAACAACGATGCCCTCGCTGTTGACGCTGATGGCCCGAATGCCTCCGCTGGATCACTTGTCTCTGACGCGGGCAGCTTCGTCCTCGCGGAAACCGCCCTCAACATGCACTGCTGGGGAGAAAACCCGGTTGTCACGGCCAAACTCCAGCTCAACGGCCAGGACCGCTTCTCGGAACGCGAAGGCACATACTTCGACCTTGTTCAACCGTTCCAGCACCACACCCGTGCTCCGGACACGGGCATCAACGTCTACTCGTTTGCCCTCCGCCCGGAAGAACACCAGCCGTCTGGCACGTGCAACTTCTCGAGAATCGACAACGCGACCCTCCAACTTGTCCTCTCGAACGCCACCGTCACAGGAACGGCGACCGCCAAGGTCCGTGTCTACGCCACGAACTACAACGTCCTCCGTGTCATGTCTGGCATGGGTGGCCTCGCCTACTCCAACTAA